CTATAGAAATTACGCCTCCAGAAGAATTTAATTCTAATACTCCTGCTGCGTCAGCCAATATAGCATCAGTAGATGTTATTGTTACATCTCCTGTTCCAGACTGAATAACCGTCGAAGCCGTTGTATTAGTCGATCCGATAGTTGTTGCATGCGCACTTGCAGATGCGCCAAAAGAAGCACCACCAGTTCCACAATCAACCGTAACTGATGTCGCGCCAGTTGCATTTCCAAGGGTTATAACCTTAGCTGCGGCATCTGCGCCGAGCGATATAGCTCCTGTCCCTGTAGCAAGGGTATATGCTCCGTTTGCACCTGTTACCGCCATGCCTGCTGTACCATAATCTACGTCTATACCTCCAGCGGCATCTGAAGCTACTATATTAATAGCGTCAGCAGAAGCTAAGCCGGAGTCTATCGTTATGCCTCCAACATCAGAAGCAAGCTCAACGGAATCTACAGCTGTTCCTTGATCTGCATGCAATCTAATTTTTTCACTGACTCCTCCATCTGCATGAAGGTAAATTACATCTGCGGTATTGTCATCTGCGGTAATTGTACATGTGCCAGACGACATAATTAAGCTGTCGCCAGCAGTTACTGAAGTTGCGGCCGTCAAAGAACCCGCAACAGAAGGGCTTGCATCCAGATTCACTGTCACGGAATTGCCAACTCCGGTAGTCCCAATATTGGTGCCTCCAGCGATATTAGTGGCCCCCAACAGTGGCAGCGCGGTCCCGGCATCAGTTGGGAAAGAGCTTGTTGTAGCCCCTGACACTTCCATATTAATTGTGTTTGCTCCATTAGTAATAACTAGCGTTCCACCACTGGAAGTGATATTGGCCCATGCAGCATCTGCTCCGGTTGCACCTATTAACAGCTCTCCATCCGTTCCATCTGGAGTTGCATCCGCTATTTCTCTCCAGGTAGCAGATAATGGACTTCCAGAAACATCTGAAAGTATATACGACTTCCCTGTTGACTTATCTACCCAAAGTCGGCCTAACTGCGTTATATCGTCAGAGGCTGGTGCTCTATTATATTCTAAGGCAATGCTGTACACAGTTACAGGCTTACCATATGTTCCCTCGGCAAGTGAAGGATTCTCTCTAATTGCCATTATTGTCTCCTAAGTTAACTTTTAAAAACAATTTCATATCAAATATACGTATCAACTGAAAAAACAACACTATCGAGTTCTAAGCCTATCCCCTAAAGAAGCTCCACCAAACCTCATTAATGCTTGTGCTCCGGTCTCTGCTACACCACCTGGAGCCCTAAATCCTCCAAGTAGCTTGTTTATTGTTGATTTTGTAAGAGTTCCTAACCCACTTGTCACTACTGGGGCTGCTGGTGATGCAGGTGGCCCACCTCTTTGAGGTCCCTTCATTCCAAGGTTAGTTCTCCAAAAGTCACTTACTGCTCCTGTAGCAGCCTCACTTATTCCATAACCCTCAAATTGGCGCTGCTGCGGAGCTGCTTTTTTCGCAGCCTTATTAACAACATTCAAAACTCTTGTTTTAAACTTTCTATACTGCGGCTTCATTGCCTTGTTGATTTGCTCTCTAAAATTATCTGTATAGCCTTTATTCTTCTTTTTTACTTTTCTTGCAGCCTTAATCTCCGCACGCTCAAGCTTTGACTGATCAAGGAGCATGTTTATAACTCGCTGACGCCCTTCGGGAGACTGCATAAGACTTGGAACTTGCTTTTCTATTTGCTCAACCATCTTATTTGTGACTCTTCCAACGCCCTTCATTTGCTGTATTTTTCTCGTTATAAGGTTTGCCGTCAGTTTTTCAAATGTTTGCGCATCTAGCGCCATATATGCAGTTGGATCACCAAGAACTTTTGCAGCATATCCTTTTGCAAGCATATTAAAGCCTTGATATCCAAAATCAGATTTAGGATCAGAATTCAACTTTTTCATCATTTTTAATGTTACTAAATCCTCCTCAAGAAGAATCTCTTTATCTAAGAGATCATTATAATATTCGTCGTACTTCTTATCGAGGCGGCCCTGCCTTCTCTCTTCCTGTTTTGCTTTTTCTAGCCCAATAGACTGTAGAAATTTCTGCCTATCCAGATCAAACTTTCTATCTTCATTTGCCTGTCGCCTTCTCGCCTCCTGTTGCTTCATTGCAATTTTTTCTCGATCCATAAGTCTGTCTTCGAGCGCCTTTCGCCTATCGTCTATATGTTTTCTGGCGGCCTCATATTCATTTCTATCTAGATTTGTTGTTGCAAGAGCATTTTCCATATCTTGTATTTTTGCAGCCTCCATGTTTGCTTCTCTTATTACCCTGCGCTCAAGTGGAGAACCTGCTGGAACATTATCCAAATCTTGTATGCCCTGCATAATTTCTGCACCATCTTCTTGCATTGCGCCCATCATATCTTGTTGTTGTAGCTGCTCTTGCTGCATTATATCTTCTGGAAGTTGCTGCTGAGCGCCTGCTGCCATCACATCCGAAAGTCCACGCTGACTTATTCCTCCCATAACCTGCTGTAAATTTTCTGTTGGAACTTGTGCATATTCACTAAGTTCTTCCTCAGACATTTTTGGATGTCGAGCTTTTAAAATTCTTCTATTGGTGTCAAACTGCCTTCTCATCCTGTCTTGCTCTAATTTTGCGCCTAAAAACCCGCCGAGTACCTGACTAAGGCTAGTTCCAACCATTCCAGCAAACTGCCCAGCTGGAGACATTCTGTTATATATATTGTTTGCCATTCCAAACTCCTATTATTTTATTATTTTTCTTTCAGCAGCGCTTTTTGTTGTAACAGGCCTCGTAAATGCTTCTTGAATTGACTGCTGCACATAAGGTGTCGTAGCCTCTTGCAGTGCCCCTGCTGCTATTCCTAGCCCTTCAGCAAGCCCTGGCTGCCTTGGTATTCTTTCTATCGGTGGCTCAAATCTCATTTGTTGCCCAGACAACACTTCTGCAGCAGACAACAGGCCTCTTTGCGCGCCTATTCTTGCCCTTTGCGCAGCCTCTGCAGCGCTTAACCTTTGTCGTCCTAGCGCAGTTTGAAATCTTTGTTGTTGCTGTGTTGCCCTAAGCTTATTTAAAGCACCTTGAAGAACTACGTCAGCCTGCTGTCCTGCTCGCTGTAATTCGACAGCCTGCCTTCTTCCTCTCAGTTCAGACTCTAATATATTCTGTTGAGCCATTTGTGGAGCTAAAGAAGCCTGCATTTGCTGATCAAGCCCCCTTACAACATCTTGAGCTGGAACAGGCCTACCTAGAAACTGAGCTGCTTGTTGCTGTAACGCTGGCACCGCAAACTGCAATGCCTGTGGCAATGCAGCTCCAGCAACAGTTGTGCCACCAACCGTTGGAATCTGCTGAGTAGCCGTTTCTGGCCCAAGTATACCAAGCCTTCTTCCAAGTCCACCAAGCATCCTATTTATACCCAATTGCCCACCAAGGCCATATAATTGCCTACCAAACTCTGGTAATGCCTCAGCAATAGACAAAATATTTCTAAGTTGAGATGCTGCTCCAGGTTTCTGTAAAAATTCTCCAACTCCTCTTAAGCCACCACCTAACGCTTGCCTAATTCTTCCTATTTTTCCACCTGGTGCTTTTCCCCTTGTTAAGCCAAACAGCGTCGCAAGTGAAGAGCGAGGATCTTCGCCAGATACAAGTCCAGCAAGTCCACGTTGTCCACCACCAAAGAATCCTGGACGAGTTCCACCTATAAGCCTTCCTAGTCCAGCCAACTCTCCTTCTGGCTTTCCAAGCCATTCTAACCCCTTTTGAGCTCCATAGCCGCCTAGCGCGCCAAGAGCAGATCCTATAGCTCCGCCAACAGGACCACCTAAAAGGGTGCCTGCCGTTGAACCTATTGTTGTACCAGCTCTTGTCGCTTGTGGAGCAACTGCGGCTGCAACGCTCTGCGCCCCTGTTCTCCCAGGCCTTATTAAGTTTATAAGAGCATCATACGCGCTTACAGCCGGACCTCCTGGTGCCCCACCAAATGGAGCAAGCGGAGGAGCCCCTTGCTGTGCAATATCAGCGACTATATCAAACGCTTCCTTTCCTCCCTTGGCCAAGACACCTTTCTGCCTATTTCTTTCCGCTATAGCCTTATTTTCTTCGCCAATTGCCTTCTTCTGTTCCGCTGTTGCCCCTTCTGGAATCTCAACCTTTTCTTCCATTTGTCCAATAAGCGGATCTATAAGCCCCTTAAGCGATTGCCTAACAACTCCACCTGGAGTTGTTGCTTGCTGTACGGCTGGTTGAAGCTGCTGCTCTTGGAACGCCGGTTGATCAAGTATGCCCTCTGTTGCCCTTTTGGCTGCCTCTTGTTGCTCTTCAGTTTTTAATGTTCCGGGATCTTTAACCTCTCTAGCAATTTGATATGTACTTGCAAGCGGATCAACTTTGTCTTTCTCCGAAAGAGACTGCATTTTATCTTTTGTAAAAATTTTATTATATATGTTATACGCATCTCGCTGAAAACGCTTCTGCTCTGGTGTAGCGTCTTTTTCAAAAATTTGACCCTCAGTAACCATCTTTCTAAGTTTATCGTCTGACAAGTTAAAGGCTTCTTGAAACGCTTTTAACGCCATTAAACCAGGATTACCACTTGCAACTTGATATACACCTACAAGCGACTCATCCATTTCACCTTCTTTTAGCGGTTGCATTTTATCTTTTTGAAAAATCTTATTATATATATTAATGACATCTCGCTGAAAGCGCCTCTGCTCTCGTGTAGCATCTTTGCTAAAAACTTTACCCGCTACAGCTATTCTACTAAGATCACCATCTGACAGTTTAAAGTCTCTTTGAAAAAGTTTTAGAACCATTAAGTTTGGTTTTTCATACGTGGTTCTTTTCCATGCTTCAAATGTTGACTTTGGTACGTTTCCCTTAGGCATTTCACACTCCTTGAGGTGCTGGTTGAGCAGTATATGGAGCTTGTTGCCCTAGAGCAAATCGCCTTACACCCTGCCTATACCGCTCACCTTCTAAAATATTTCTTAAATTTGCTTCTCCAAGATTAAGGCCTTGCTGTCCAAGATATTGCTCTTGCTGGCCTGCTTGCTGTTGCCTTCTTAGTTGGGCAAGAAAGTTTTGCAGTCTCCCCTGGGCCCCCTCTCTTTGCATGCCAAGGCCAGCAGCTTCTATGTCTGACACTGCACTTCTTGTTGCATAATCAGAAAGAAGCCTAAATCTATCTTGCGCAAGTCCTGTAGCCCTTCCCCTAAGCGCCTCAGTCATCATTCCAAGCTGCCCAGAGGTTCTGCCAAGTGGATTTCTAACTGGGCCGCGTCTTGCACCTATACGAGCCAAATCTTCTTGATATCCACTTCTTGCTGCTCCGCCAAGTGAGGCCAAAAGTCCTGCAAGCCCAGTTGGCCTAGCTGCAACAGGCTGGGCACCAACCTGCTGCGGAAGTCCAGCCGTTATATCTGCCGGCTGTTGCATCTGAGCTTGTGCAGGCAAGAATACACGCTGTGGATCCTGAAGCGTGCCTAGTGCTTGCTCTAGATTTTGCCTTCTGAGCTCATACTGCTCTGGCGTTATACCAACTCTTTTAAATATTTCAGCACGACGAAACCCTTCTGGATCTCTCCAACGTCTATACTTATCTATAAGATAAGCTCCTCCCTTAAGAACATATGGAGCTGCCGCAAGAATTGCCGCTAAAGGTAAAGCCATAATATTTTCTCCTACACATGTTATATATAACAACGAACGCGTTCGTTTTTATGGTAGAAACTAAATCAAAAAAGTTAGAGAGAAAATTATGTCAGAAGAAATTTTAATAGCAGATAAGGTAAACTTTTCACAAAACGACAAAGAGCTTCTACGCAATGTATTCAGAAAAACAAATGAACTTGTTTACATAATAAACACAAAAGATACTGCAATATATAATGACGAGGAATTTTTCACCTCTCAACAGTGGTATTTTGGGCAAGATCAGGGCGAACAAAAAATGATTTATCGCAAGGTTATAGACTTTGGCGCACTGCCAAATGCAGGAGTAAAAAGTGTTGCACACAATCTACCTGTAAACGCAAGCTGGGACTTTATAAAAGCAACCATAAAAGCGTTTGACCCTATCGCAGTACAATGGATTGTAGATGATCCAGGACTAGAAATGACAATAGGAACTGCGGCAATTTCAATAGAAACAACAATTGATTATAGCGACTTTACACAATGCCAAGTAATACTTGAATACACAAAGGCCTAAATGTTTTTCTCGGGCTCCGTATAAAGAATTATTCCATTAATTGTTAGCTCTTGATACGGATCGGCTGCGTCGAGTATTTCACTAGAATTGGTTAACTGAAATGAAACACTTTCTCCCGCTGTTTGAAAATAAACACTATGCCACACCCTAGACTGTGCCGCTTCTTCCGGAACAAGCGCATACGCGGCAGTTTCAAGCTTTCTTTCTCCAATATAAAATGCCGGAACAACTGCCTCAACAGCAGATCCGTTTGGTTGCCCAGTAAGGTCATATGTTCCATTTATAGCTGTCTTGTTAACATTAAACGCTATTCTATTTATCGAAGTTCCAAAGCCTTGTTTCATATAAAAATTATACTGCTTTGATGTTATAGAGATCTCATCAATTCGTGCAACCTGTGCATCACCGACATAATTTGCAACATTAGATGTATCATTTAAAATTCGTACAGAATCATCACTCAAAACCTCAAGCACAAAATAAGAGTCATTTAATCCTGGAAGCGCCGAGTTTTCTATTCTTATTGCATCGAGAACTTTTAATCGATGCCTCCGAATTCGGATATCTATCCTAAGTGCGTCAAATCGACTAATAAGAGTTACCGTTTTAGACACATTATTCTTATATGAGTCTTCGAGAAGCGCCTGTGTATATCCGACCTGATTGCCAACAATAGTATACGGAGAAACAAAGATTCCACCTGTTGCACTATGATATATAAGCCCAATTGATGAATATTGATCCCTTATTGTGCTAAAAGTATTGTTTTTATAGTTGTAAACAATGACAGAGTTTGGATAAAAATTAAAATTATCAGTAAGGTTGTCGGACACCAATATATATATTAATTCCATTATGGAGTCTTTGTGTATTGTTGAAAATCTATACTCATAGTTATCAAATGTATCGTCAAGGTCATCACTAATTTTAATAACATTCCGGCCATCATATATATATATACCAAAGTTGTTCGCAAACAGGAGCGTATTATTAACTTCTACTACATTTTGAGCCCTATTTCCATGGGTATTGTCAACCAGTGAAATCTGAAACGGTTCCCTATAATTTCCAGTTGGAACGAGCTCATATATAGACGACTCACAAAAGACAATTAGCCTTCCATCTAGTATTTCTGCAGATGTTATTATTTCTCCAGCCGGCAAATCAACAAACCCACCCTTGTTGGTTGTGCCAGGTGGATCATACCAAGAATCTGCAGCAAAGGCGTTTCCAAACTCGCTATACCTAATTCTGTTTTTGTGTTCTATGTCTAAAGCAGCACCTTCATGCTCCACAACATTCAACAATAAGAGTCGCTGCTGAAAATTAGCAAACAAACGACATCTTTGTATATTGAAGTTTGGCGTAGCTGAGGTATTTGGTATAAAATTTGTAAACGTTGGCGCTACATCAGTATAATACCTTATATTGTCATTGTTATTTGTTACAAGTAGCGCAGAATCGCCAGAGACAGCGCCCTCAAACTCAACAGACTGTATTCTATACGCTGTAGGCGAAGCCCAGATCCCAGCACCACCAGTTACACGCTCCCAGCCTGTTGTTTCATATTTATACGCAAATTCAAAATCAAAGGCGAACTCGATCCTATTTCCGTCATTTTCAGTAAAAACTGCAAAACCTAATACTGGACCAGCTGGATACCAATATACAGTTGTTAATGCGCCAGAACCAGCTATAGTAACAGCGCCAGTCCCAGTATTAAATGTGCCGTTAGCACCTGCATTTGTAGAAAGCATCGCACCATTTGCCTGATACACAGTAAAAAAATCATTCCCAACAGAAAACTGCTGATCTATTAGCCCAGCTCCAGGAACATTTCCTGCAAATGCGCCTGCGCCATCTGTGGCGCCAATATTTACACGAAGCCTTGAGTTTGAAGCCCTGGCATTTGTTTGATCTAAACTTAAAGCCGCAGGCCTTCTTCTAATTTTTCCATTGTATATAAACATATTTTGCAATGAACTAAAAGCATCTTCGGGCATCACAAATGGAACTAAATCAGTTTTAAGTCCACCTTTTATAGGCGCTATTAAAAACTTATCCATAATAGTAATACCATCTTTCAGCTAGGTTTTCTGCGCCTGTAAATATAGTATTTGACCTGTCTTTAGACTTGTTAAGCTCTGTTTTTCTCATTACAAATAGTTTTTGCCTTTCATATTCTGGCATTATATTTTGAACACTCTCATGATCTGAACTATCTTCTAAAATTTTTTTTGCTGCACCATAGGCTATAAACTGCCACCACTGTTTTATAACCGGAGTATCTGTATTTAATTCAAATGCAGTTGGCTGCTCGCGAACCTGCAATGTCACTTCATATACCCTATCTGGAACCGGCCTCAAAATAAACGTATTATCAAAAAACAGAATTCCATCTGGTGCGGACGCCTGAAACGGAAACATTTCATAGGTAATATCTTCGCCATTTGCCGGAACTTGAGGAAAAACTATATCAACCTCTCCGGTTAAATAGTTTATTGTTCCTATATTGTTACCTGCAGCATCTAATAAGTCGCCCTCATTAGACGTTCTTCCATATTGATCTAAAATGGGCTCGTCTATCGCTATAATTGCTTCTGTAGCAATATTTAACGATCCTATAAGTACCGATCTATGTAAAACCTTGGTTGGAAGGGTGTAGGTAAAGTGGGCGGTTACTCCATCGCCAACTCCAATCCTTCCAAGTGTCTTAACTTGTGTATACGTATTATAAAAGTCCGCAGGAGATTGGAACAGTTTAATCTCTCTTCCAGCTAAATACACCGGCTGATCCGTTGCTATAACAATATCCTTGAAGTCTTTTAAGTTAAATATAAAATCACCGATTGTTGTCGAATAGGCACCTACATAGGGAGTTGTAGAAAACGAAACATTTTTCAATAGGTCAAATGTCTGTACCATCTGCGGCAAATCATACTGATAAAAAGTATTAATATACTCTTTAAGCGAGTCTTCTGAAATTTGCGTTGTAGATGGCTTCTTTGTAAGCAGCCTTACTTTTTCTTTAATCTTTTCAAACGTTGCCATACAACTCCCTTTCTGGTTATCCTACGTCATCCATAAGATCATCAACTCTTCTAAAGCTATACCTTCTTATCCAACCTTCTCTTTTACCTAAATAATGCCCCTGCTTGTCTACCTCAGCCTCACTTGTTGGATATCCACACCGATTAAGATGCCTTGCAACATTAATTGGCAATACATATTTTTTACCATCTTCTAGTGTATATTTTTTTGCAGGAGATCCGTCGTCTGTATAAGAAAAGGTTATTGGAGCACCTCTAATTTCCCAATTTCTAAATATTCCCTCCACCATCTCAGGTTTTTTGGGAAACCTCTTTTTTAATGGCACAGCTGCCTTAACTTGCTGTTGTTTATTTGAAACTTCTTGCATTTTTACTCCTTCTAAAGAAGGGGGCGCAAGGCCCCCTTTATATTATATTCCAAATGAATCACCAGCAGCCCAGTAGATCACATCATTAGCTACACCACCAGCAGCGGCGGCTCCAGCAGGAAGCTCAAAGCCTCTGAATTGAACGTTTTCAATTGGACCACTTAGAGGCACAACTTCTGCCCACGATGTAAGCGTTGTTCCTGTTACAGGGAACGCAAACGCAGTATAAGCAGTCGTGTCAAGATTAACCGTTATAGTGTTATTTGCAGCATCTATAGCAGTTACCTTAACCTCTTTTAGATTTGCTTCTTTCATGCCAAAAGCATCAGGTACCATCAATCTTACATAGTCACCAACAGCGTATTCATGTGTAACTGTAAGAGTAATAAGAGCCTGTGCGGCTTGAGTCATAGCAGAAATAAATCTCGTGCGTGGATACCATAGTTTGTCATATTTAACTCTGTATATCTCGCCTGCATTGCCATCAGCAACAATCTGAGCCATATAAGGAAGCTCAAGACTCGTATTGCCAACAACGGTTCCAACTGAAAAATCCATCCCGTCAAGCTGTGTTGCTGCGGGAGCTGCCCCCATTCTCACAATAGAACCAGCAACAAAACCAGTTGTGTCAGCCAACGTTATCAATGGAGGATTAGCTCCTGTTACACCAGTTGTCGCTATCGCAGCCGTTAGAGGATTGTCTCCGGTATTTATTTTTGTAATACCCGTAGCAGCTGCTAAGTTTCCAACTTCAAGCGAGTCATCAGCAGCAAGCTTTGTATATCCAAGACCGTAGTCCATACCTTGTTGCCAATAGCACTCTGAAATACTTCCAGCACCACCTGCAGCAGACACCGTAAAGTTAACAACCTTTAGCCAATTTGCATCAAATGGCACTTCTAAGAGCTTTACGTTTCCATCGGCAGTATAACTGCCTTGCATTAAATTAACCATTATTCACACTCCTATCTAAACAAAGTACAACGAACTCTCAATAAGTAAGAGTCATTGAGGATTCTAGGCACTTGCACCCATTTGACAGCAGCAGTGAAGTTTTGATGTAATGGATCTAATGGTGGAGTATAAATGAACTTAGCATTTCCCTCAAGAGAAACACGAGCAGCAGCCTCCTTACCAACACAGAACACATTATATACATCAAAACCATCAGTAGATAAAACAGAGTCTATAGATCCTTGAGATGATGTATGGAACGCAAAGCCATTAATTGTACCATGCTCAGAATGCCTTATTCCCATTTGATTTGGATATTTAATCTTTTCTACAAATGTAGGAATTCTATCCAAATCAGTAATAAGATCGGTATGACAAAGCGCAAAATATGCCTCTCTGGTTGGTGTAGTATTAATCTTATCTGCACCTTCTCGGCCCATTATACATGGGAACGCATCATTGCTACGCAGAGTCTGATATGACTTAGCCACATCCTCAGCGGTAATTTCTGTAGGGGTATCACCATTTTGGCCATTTGTGCAATTTTGGAAAGAAGCAGTACTTGCAAGCACATTCCTAATGAGTTCATCATCAGTTTCTTTCATAAATACACCAAGTCTCTCTGCCAAAACATTGAGAACCGGATCTTGAGAGGTTATAACAACCTGCTCATTTGAGGTAACATATGTTCCATACCATTGAACTTTTGCGTCAATATCTATTGCAGTAAGCTGTTGCCCTGGAGGTGTTGCACCTGAGTTACCAAGAGGCGTTGTATTTGTTACAAGCGGTATATATCTCCTAAACCGTAAGGTATCGCCCTGATTACGCATAAGCTCTTTTTTTTCTAGTGGAAGCCCGTGTATCAATGCCCTTGTTCTAGAACGAAGCAGCTTATATGCATAACTCTGAGCAATCGGAGGAGGCAATATAGTCGTTGTTGTAATATTAGCCATAAATTACTCCTTAGAGTTTTTTAATAATACATCACTATGTGGGTGAGCGACGCCCTTACAGCTCGTTGTGGGTTGGCGAGTCCCTTACTGCCACAATCAACTATATGTCTCAAAACAAAAAAAATTAAAACAAAAACTAGTTATAACGCCTAATAGCGTCATACATTTCTTTTTCTAGAGCCGCGCCTATTTCTTCTGTGTATCCTTCAGCAAACATATTTGCTTGAGATAAAGGAGATGTTTGTTTCTCTTTTATAGAAGCAGATGGCCTTGGTGTAGATGCATTATTTTGTATTTTTGCCTGCTTTACTCTGTCTACAGGAGCAACCTCTTCACCCATAAACTGCTTTATAAGCCTGTACGTTGCCTTGCCTCTATTGTAAAGCGGATCACTGTTTTGTATAGCGCCACGCATTTCAGGATGCCTCTTTATAAAAGCCTTTACATTATCAGCGGTTACAACATCGTTGAAATCAGAAAACTCTGAACTTAGTTTGAGTTCCGCTGTCATTTCTTCACTATATGCTTTCCACTGTTGCACTTCTTGCTTAAGCTCTTTAACCGTCTTTGTAACCTTTCCAAGGTGCTTACCTTCAACATAGTCGTCTGGGCTTACTCCAATATCATCTTGCTGTTGCTGCTGTGGCTGTTTTTGCATGTTCTCAAAATATTTCACAAGCTGATCACGCTCATATTCCGCCTGCTCGGCTCGCTCTTTTTCTCGTCTTTTAGCAGCTCGAAGTTCACGCAAATTATCTTCAAGCTTGTTATGCTCAAAGTTTTGCTCAGCGGATTGTTCTTCTTGCGGGCTCTCTACAGGCTCCACATTTTGTACTGCCTCAACCTGTTCCTCCACCTGCGGTTGAACTTCTTGCTGAACTGTTTCTTCGTTTTCGTTCATTTTTAACTCCTCGTTACAGAAAACTGTTTCTTCTTTCCTTTGTTATTTTCAAAATATTCTATTTTGGCAAGATCGCCATTATGATATTTCCTAATATTTTCATATAGCTCTTTTTCGTCATCAGGAACCATCCCTATGTTGTATCTATACAACTGGCATAGATCAATATCTGGCACAACCCACAAAAACTCCAGCCTATCTTCACCTCTTATGTATTTATAGGCAGCCTGATCATAGAATGGCTTAGGACAAGTTGGACGAGCTGCAAATATATTTTTTCTCTTTCCTTCAAGCATTCTGTCATAACAAAAAAGAACCTCTATATAAAAATCGCCATCATGATGCTTTTTTCCGTTATTAATACACTCAACAATTTCCTTTGGATAATTCTTGAGCTCCTCATCAACCTGTTCTTGCGCAGAGTGCGTATTATATTTTGCATTTTTAGACTCTTTTAAAACTTGCTCGCCGATAGTTGGAACACCTTCTTCCCTTAACTTCGTATATCTAACCCAACCTTTATGTTTTTCCATATTACTTCTCCTAAATATGTTAAAATATATATGACTTATTAACACTTTAAATGGAAAGGGAATTTTATGAAAACCCTTAAAATGGTTATGGCGCTATCACTCTTAATGAGTATACCTGCTCAGGCAAAATGGCCACGCTTCAGACGAAGACAACCACAAGTTACACACGAAGAGCTACAAGAAGCCACAGAATACTACAGACAAGAACTTGAAGAGTATGGAATTGAACCAAGAAGACAGAGGAGAGAACCCGTAAACTGTCTTCCCATAATGGAAAAGGTTGGAGAAAAGCTCGTAACCTTTGCCATGTTAATAGTCACACTAGTACTCAACATCGCTAGAAGATAAAAATGGGAGCCTGGCTTTTCCAGGCTTCTTTAACACACACCTTGACTCCTTTTAATATATGTGTTATTATATGTTGATTTGTAAGGGTTAAAATGAAACAAATATGCTTGTTTTTCATAGTTATTTCAATTGGTGCAATGGACCGCTGTCCACGATGGGGAACAAAAGAGTGGACTAAGGCAAGGGAAGAAATAGCAGATACCATCAGAAATGTTGAAAGAAGAGAAGCAGAAAAAGCAAAAAAAATAAAAATGGTTCAACGAATTCTCAGGGAGCGCGCAAGACTGTCGGCAGCGCTTAAAAAAAGCAGAGAAAACTACAATACAGACTAAAGGAATAATAATGGGCGATAAAATAACGTTTAGAGACCTATCCAGCAAAGATAAAGGCATTATATGGAACATAGAAAAAAACGAAGATGAAACATATAAAGTAACACTTGTGTTTGATCACAAAAAAGAAATCGTATTAGAAAAAGTGCCTGGACAATACGTAAAAGAAGACGGCCTCAACGAAAAAAAAGAACTTAACGAGGCAGAGTCAGAGAAGCTTGTAGACAGAAGAATTCAAGCACTTATCTCTCAAATACAGCAATCTATATTTACAGTTAAATTCTACGGCGGAAGAATAGGCGGATACCTAAAATAAAGAGGAAAATATATGAGCGAATTAGAAAATAAATATAAAGAAATATTAGATAAGGTTGCATCAGTGGCAATACAAATGAACATACTAACCGCTCACGCAAAAGGCGTAGAGGATCAAATAAAAACAATCCAAATGGCAACATCTCTCGCAATTATCGAACCAATGTTCGACTACTTGGATGAAAGCGACAACAAAGATCTAAAAGAAACAGTTAAAAATTATAGAGAAGCGCTAAAAATGCTTAAAGAGCGCGGTATCCTAACGGTTATTAAAGACGTAAAACAATACTTAAAAGAAAATGAAGCGGATGAAAAGAATGCTGATAATCCTGGAGAATGAGGCGGAAGAACAGTTCTTATTTATACAACGAGCAGCTGCAGAGAGGTATAAGTGGCAAAAAATACCCACAAGCAAAGAAATTATAAATACAGCAATCAAACTTCTATACGAAAAAGAGGCATCAAGTGGAAAAAGCTAAAAGAACACTAGGACTGGATAAAAAAAGCCTTGAAATACTCATGAAAAAACAACGTGAAATTAGAGAAGAAAGAGAAAGCCACACAGACAAGCTTCTTTCTAAACTAATAGAAAAGGCAATACTTACATTTTATGAAGTAGCACATATACGCCTAGAGCCCCATGACAGCCCAGTTGCAAAAAGACAAACAGTATACTTAAGTAAATCTGTGAACGCAAAATTTAACGAACTTATGATTAGATATAGATACAAATCAAAAGAACTAGCAAATCTAGTAATAAAAGAAATTTATGCAGATTAAACTATCCCTTTTAAATTGGTTTTTTGTGTTATAACTGCATAAAAAAAGGAGGGGCATATGTCCCTCCTCAAGGAAAGAAGGAGTTTACTTCTTTGTTTTCAGTCCGTGACGTTTTGTCACGGATTGCTTTTTCGGGTTTAATATTCCAAACACAGTATCAAATATCTTCTGAGCTTTACCTTTTGGCCTCATGCAAACAGGCATTACTTACCTTTTTTGCCAATATCATTAGCCATAGGTAAAGGCATTTCCATGAACTGTGTTGGAATAACACCTTTTTGCGTTTTAACCATGTTCCAATAAGTTGCTTGGTCCTTGGTAGAGTTTTCATAGCCTGCAAAAGGCTCATAATAGCTTCCACCATAGCCATAATCACCATAGCCAGCTTTACTTGCTTTTGGACTCATCTTTCTGTGTGAGCCGTATTTTTTTGCCATAATATTACTCCTATATAGTTATTAATATTAATATCCACTCTTCCTTGCGTAGGGCAGCCCGTGCAAGCCACCCTACACGTTTAAAAGGAGAAGCATTTCACGCTATATCAAACCTTGCTCTTCAGGTTGCATCATTCTTTCTTGAAGTGCTTGAGCTTCTGGACCTTCTTCTTGAGCAATTGGCTGCTGCTCAAACGCGGCCTGTTGAAGCTGATCTTCAAGAGGTGATGTATACTCTGAAGGTATTTCGGCAGACATTTCATTACGCTCTTGCTGTATAATTCTCATTAAATCTACAAGTTCATCTATTTTGTTTGGATCAGATTGCTCTAAATCCTTGAGAACCTTCACAGCATCCAAGTTAGTTTCCTGCTCGGCTCGAGCTGTCTCCATTGTCTTGTCAATCATATCAAACTTATCTTTGTCTATTTCGCTTTCTCGTCTTTTTGCACCAGCTCTATCATATTCCGCGCGAGCATTAACCATATTCATGGTAGCTTGTTGTTCAGCCATATTTGCCTGCATTTGTTGTTCTTCAATTTGCTGCGCCTGCTGTTTTTGTTGTTCTATTGCCTGCATAAGCTCTTGTTTGTTTTGTACAGTAGCTGCGTTTACTAATACAGAATCCGGAATTTCTACACCAACCTCTTTCAAGTGCAACAATTGAATAAACTCCATCTGCTTCTGCGTAGCAGTATCGAAGCCTTCTTCAACAGCAACATTATATTTTGAGAACAACTTGTTATAAAACTGTTCTCCAGGCTCTTGGCCTATAATTCTATTAACCTTGCCGGGCGTATAATTATTTTGAATAATTTTTACCATAAGTTGCCCAAGCAATATTTGTGAGTTATCTAGCTGATCAAATAAACGTTGCAGCGTTGTTAGCCCCTGCCCTTGCCTTAGACGTGCTAGTATACCTGCCTTATCATCAGTTGCGATCCCAAGAAGCTCCTCGTTCACACCAGATATCTCTAAAATTTCATTGCCAAGAGACTCTGATAATTGCATGAATGAGCTAGGCACCTCAACTGGCAGTATGGGAATGATACTATGCGATATTGGCTGATCAGATTTCTTCAATCTGATCCCCCTACCCTGGCCTGTCTTCATAGGAGCATCAGGATCAACAAGCGAATCTTCTTTGTAAATATAGCCAGTTGTAGCTCGAGACTCCATCATGTCATATTCTATAATCTTTCTTCTATTATAGAGATACTGTGCATCACGGAGTCCACGTACTATGCCCTGTATCCTAAGCGGAAAATTATAGACGTCTGGATCAAAGTACCCTAAAACAGGGACAAATGGGTAAGAGTCTATATTTAGCGGGTTTCTATCGTGGTACATAACCGTACCATTTACTAACAATGCTAGATTAACAGTAGGGACTGTTACCTCGAGAACTTCTATCTGTGGATAGCTAGAAAGAAACTCCTTTAGATTTGCATCGCTCCCAGTCCACTCAACCTTTTCATCTGTGTTGGGATCAACAAGCAGCTTCTGCTTCCTATAATCTCTATAGTAATATTCATCATAAGCAAGCAGGTTCTTGTTAAGAAATGCATTTTCTGGCAAATAATTAAATTTTCCATCGTTGTAATAAGATGTCATCTCACTTATTTGATCTTTCTTGTCTGGCAAAAGCGACATGCACGCTTCTTTTGACAGGAAACTTCGCTTCCACATTGCGCGTGCATCAGACATATCCTTTTTTCTAAAATACGGATCAATAATAAAACTATTATAGCTACAATTGTCAACCTTAATGTCGCCCGAAACAGGATCGTTTCTATAATCAACCCACACCTGCAATAGGTTCATTCCAGTAACAATTGCACCATTATACGCATCAGAAATTGTATCCAAAATTCCAGCGTTTCTAGAAATAGAATAGAGCAACTTCGTGAACTGATCTGCTGTTTGCTGATCTGCAAGCTCATCAGGTGTTACAACCAACGACTTTCTGTTCCTACGTTGATATCCAGAAATAAGATTTGTTATCCTTCTAATTCTATTGAAATTAAAGTTTTTTCTTGTTCTTATGGGAACGCTGTATATCTCACTCCAAAGAGTCTGGTCGCCAACATTAAAGCGCAAATCTATATTAGCCTCATGCCAATATGACTGGTTCACCATCATAGCGTCGTTATAGAACTCCTCTATCATGGTACGAACTTCAGCATCCTCTGTGGAATAGGACAAGTTTTCACCAATAGGAAATAAAGCCATTAAACTACTCCTATCATACAAAATTCTATTATCACAGTATAAAGCTAACCCAAGAAAAAATTTAAGTTATTAAAACTTGTAACAGAAAGGCCCTCACTATGGTAAGGGCCCAAAAGAAAGTAGTGAAGCGTGAATTTTTACAGGTAAGGCATATACAACAATTCAAACATTCTCAAAACAATAACTACAAAATATTAACTCAAAAACGATTTAAACATATGCCTTACCAATAATCTTATAGATCTTCTAACGTAGCCTTTTTTTCTAGACTACACACGTCCCAATAAATCATATGCGGCTTTTTGCTCGGCTCATCTGGCCACCGGTCTGCAACACATCTAGCCAAACAATCAACACCACCAACGAACAAACCAGAGTTTGGCGACGGCATGCTATCTTTTGCCTGCCCTTTTTCTTGTAGAAAAAACAAATAAACCTTAAAAGGGGAAATCTTGTCTACTATGTAATATTGAGAAAAAAGATCATATTTCATTCCAGTAACCCATTTTTGTTTTTTCCTGCTCCAAGCAAACGCGCTCATATGCTTTACTTCTGCAAGAAACGCGTGATTGCCAGCGTAAGCCAATAGGTCCGGAGATATAAAGTCTCCAAAGGGCGTCTTCAGCCTTGGCCCCTCAAACTCTTTATTTTCTTTATTGTTAATATCTTTCTCCAGATGAAAAACAGAACATCCCTTTTTATTAAGCCACCGCCCAACCCTAGCCTCTGCCTCTTGACCAAATTGCAGCTTAGCCTTAAAGCCTTCCATATTATTGCTCAACACTGAACCCCTTATATATTCTTGCCATCCAGCCAAACTCTTTGAAACACCTAAAGAAAGACTCAACACGACTTCCAAAATAAATGAACGCTTGTCCTTGAAGTGGCGGCCCAGTCTTCCCGTCGCCACGAACAAAATTTATACGTCCCGTAGGAAATACAATACCAGAAGCCTCCTGCGCAAAGTCACAGAACCATTTTGTTTCAGTGTTGTTATTTATAAGAACTATTGCTTCTTCTATGTCGCCATTTTTAACGTGCTTTATAAGCTTGTCTCTAAATTTTCCTATAAGATCGGACGAATATGGCGGGTTCATAAACACCTTACCAGACCACGCCCGTGTTAAACCGTCGTCATCTTTGGAATAATACTTGCGAGCCTTAATCGTTTCGTTAGCCTTTGCACAAGAAGCTGGATCCAAGTCTATTTGTCCAAACAAATCCCGTACAGCCTGTATATATTTCTCCGGCGTATACCACTCATTTTCTGAGGAAGCCTGTAGACGATGTGGCCTTGCAATTTCATTATAAACCTTGTTGATGCTCTCTTCGCCACATCTAACCTGTTGTATTTGTTCTGGGGTTGCCTCTTTAAGTATCTTTTCTACTTTATGGATTGTATCATGAGATACATTGGCAGACTTAGCTATTTCTTTCTTTGTATCAATATGACCCTTGTCAGATATCTGACAACCCCCCACCATATTCTCTTTTGCTTTTTCAGCAAGAAGAGGCTTCATTTGTATGGCCAACTCAGCCCGGACAAAAGAGGAAATATTTCGACGACCCAATTGGTTCTTAATTATCCAAAGTTTGACCTCGTCTTCATCATCAAAATACAAATGCTTCTTGCCGTATTGAATACCATGGCGCTCACAGATTTCATGCCTATTATGACCATCAACAAGAATATCGCCCCACATAACCAGCGGATTCCGGCACCCCTCATCCAACACAGACTGCTCAAGCAGACTATATTCTTCATCTGACAGTTTCGGAATTAAGTTTTTAAAATCTTCACGTATAATCATACTTCATCCTTTAAAATGACGGGTACCTCGTAAAAGGAGAGCAAAAACTCAGTACCCGTCATCTCTAAATACAGGCGGTAAGTTAGCATTTCCACCATATACTATTTTATCATATTGCTTGTCAAACTCTTCGCTCGGGCGTTCGTTAGTTTCTATATACGGAAGCGCCTGGCAAAGGTAACGCATAGCATCACAATGATCCGTTGACCAATCTGTTTTGTCTTTATCTATAAACCTCTTGTAAACAGGATCCCAGTCTTTCGAATAATGCTCTAACGCATCAAGCAAAAGACCACACTGCTTCTCATTAAAGAATAGACGCTTAAACGTGTGCCTAACAACCTCTATGCCATCATTTAAATATGAACGCTCAAGAACATCCATCTTGAGCCCAAGCTGCTCTAGGATTTGCAACCTTGTAAGACCACTGCCAAGCTCATGCTTCTTTGCGTCATGTGGAACAAAATGCTTGCCAAATATATAACTCTTTGTCTGAGAATATGAGCGCAACATGCTCACATAATGTGCCAGATCTTCGTTGGTTTTGTGGTAGTGATCTATAATACAAACCTTTCTGCCAATAACCTGGAAAAATATAATCACACTAGGACATCGCCAACCAAGATCCCAAGCCGTGTGGACGCTATAAGCCGAATCGTGCGGCACGTACCCAACACGTCCATCAGCATAAGCTTGCTGCACATACTTAGCATAATACGTTCCAGTATTCGCAATTTCGAAACTACAATAGTACTCTTGCAAAAATGTCTCGTCAGCCTTTTTCTTTTTTTCATCTGCAAGCGCCTGCTCCGTCATATGCCTTGTATCGTCAACGGTCAAAAGAGTGTGATACCATCGGCCAGTTTCATCTTCTTCAGCAAACTTATATAAGTCATAGAAGTTGTTGTGTCCATTTGGCGTAGAAATAAAAATAACCCATCCACCATTACCAGCAAGAATAGGAGAAATAACGGCGCTGTAGGCCTCTGGATGATTAACTCTAGAATACTCTGAAAACACAACACCAACAGGGTTGCCACCACGCAACGTATCGGCATTATCAGCACCAGAAAACTTAATAATACTGCCATTGACCAGCACAATTTTCATTTCGACATTGTTTTTCTTAGCTATAAGTTTTTTGGGTATAAAGTCTAAGAACTTTTCACCGGTTATAAGAATTGAGTCCCAGATATTTTCCCGACACTGTCTTTGTTTAGGGAACAGGTAATAGTAAACGCCGACACGACGAAAAGCTTGTCGCAGCATTATATTGAGCGCAGCAACATCCTTGCCTGCCCTTCTAGGCCAAACAACAACAAGGTTTCGTTTTCCATCGTGTTCTAGAGCATTAATAAGCTCGCGCTGATACCAGCGCGGAGTAAATCCAGCTACTTTTACTTCTTCTCTTGACACTTCTCTTGGCTCTTCCTTTTTCTTCTTACCTTTGCCAAAGCTGCCCCTATTTTTCTGTCAACAGAATCTTCTAACTCAAAAAGCCTGCCCCTAAGTGACATTGTTTTTTCATATAGCAACTTATATTTCTCATAATACTCACTCTCAACTGACTTATAAAGCTTATATGTTATAAGCAAGTCCATGAAAACAAGAAACACTCCAAGTGAAAACAACAATGCAATTGCCATAAAAACCCCTTTCCTTCAAGGCGACAACAAACTGTCCAACAAGTCATACCAAAATACAGCAGATGTTACTATAACTGGCACACCAAAGACAATAAAACTAACAACAAACATACTCAAACTAAAAAACTCAATTCCGATAAAAACAAGGGCTAGCAATACGGTGAATATTACAGAAAGAGCATAAAACCTGCTATCAGAACTCACTTTTCTCCTTTCTCCTTTATATATGTTTCCACGAGTTCCCTCGCTTAATCGACCCAACAATATAATTTTTAATGCCTAACATTCTAGAAATATCGCACTGCCTCATGCCAGACGCAAGCAACCCTTTTACTTTGCGAACAGTTTCTACAGTGGTTTTAGTTAGGTTATCTTTAATCCAACACTTGTGACACACAGATGCTCGCCCAAGCCTTAACACTCCTGGTTGAATCCACTTCCTAAAACCACACTTGCATTCACATTCAACCATCAGCCCCTTGCCTTTCATCTTGTACCTATATAAAACCCTCCATCCTTTATACTGCGGTTTAAGATTGTATCTTCTACACTTGTTGCCAATTATTTTAGACGCACACCTTCTACACCTTATATTACATCCACCCTCTCTTGTTCTTTTACAGTTCAAGTAAAGCACGTCTAATTCTTTTACTGCCCCGCAAACACATCTACATTTAACTCGACGCCTAACATCCCTTTTACCTTTTTTCTTCCCTCCTTTTCTGTAATAAATTATAGGCGCAACTTCTCCAATAACAGTCCACTGCCCAAACTTGTCGCCCGTACTTACTATTACACTTCTTTCTGGACCTTTCATTTGCAGCCCCCTACATAAAGCCTGCGTTCAGAGTTCACATTTCTCCTTTAACAATTAACGCCCAACACAAAACAAGCCACACAAACAGAGAACGTCATCATGCTTCTTCACAGTTTATTATCTCCTCTATCCACTGCACGGCCTCATAAAAATCCGAGAGGCGCCGCCCCCCTAGCTCAAGTTCCGGCGCCAGGATAATTTGCACACCTATATTTTGCCCGCTGTCGTTTGATTCTGCTAAGCTAAGTATAATTGGTTGACTCGCTTTTATTTGCGTGTCATCGAAGTCAGCATAGCGTATGGCAAACTTCTGCTCGCTTTCTTTGGCTATAGAGCAAGAACATTTGCTAGAACGCTCTAGCTTTTCAAAGCAGAAGAAGCAAACAGTATAGGCGTATAACATTCTATTTCCTTAAACGGGATGGCCTAAACATCATTCTTTGTTCTGAACACCCTTTTAAACCAGCCTTTTACTTTTCCCCACAGACTTTTGATACATGGCTTAATATACGCGTCTATTTCTTTACGGAACGCCTTGCCTATTATGGTTGCTCCAAGTGAACCAACAGCGAGTCCAACCTTCCCTTTATGGTTTCCCATTTTGTCACAGACTCTATGGTATGCCCTACTTGCCCTACCACGCACTACAACAGTAGAGTCAGCTGCCACAACGGTTGCTACGGTGAGCAACGAAACAACAAATATTATTTTCTTCATAGTTTTCCTTTATTTAAGCGGTTTCTGTTTCTTCTTTCTTTTCCCTATAATCTTCGAATACAATCTTAATGTCGCGCTCTTTGTTGCCTTCAGCCTGTTCTTTAAGCGCAGCCTTGTCCTTATTTGCCTTGTCCCACTCTTTACTATAGAGGTGAAGCGTGTGAGATAGGGTCTTAGGATCGCAAGTGGCCATTTTCTCTTCACGTCTTAGTCCTATAATTTGCCTGCAGAACGCTGAACGCATTCTAAGGTATTCGTTTTCCTGGAGCCATCTGTCATATGTCCCTGGAGGTACGCCTTTAAGTATTTGGAATTTAACGAGGTGCATAACATTTGGGTGTGTCGCTATGTATTCAACCATCTCGTCTGCGAAGTGTTCTATAATAGCCGGAGTAGCATGTTCACCTGAAAGGAAAAAGGCTTGTTTGTCCGCACTAAAGGTGCTTCCTTCGTATTTTCGACGTTTTTTTCTTTTGGTGTTATTTTTTGGTTTTTCTTTTTTTTCTATTTTCATATGGTTCAGTTGCTCCTTCCGCTGGTACAATTTCTATTTCTACGTGTGGGTCATCGCTGTATATTTTTTCTAGTTTTACATTGTACAGGAGGCAGTCTTTTTTATAAATAAGTCCTCGCGACATTTGGTTGGCGAATCTAAAGAGTTCCACGATTGACACGCGTGCTGGTTTATATTTACAGCTTTTTGGCATATAGAATTTGAATGTTGCTTCGACTGGCTCTTTTATTGGGGCTTCTTCGTGTTGGTTTTCGAGTGAAACCATGTATCGTAGTTTGTTTTCCATGTATGTATTAAGTGGCTGTCGGCCTTCTGTTTCTGATTTAAAGACTCTAACTGGATTCCCTGGAATCCTGAATACATACTTTTTTTTCATCTACATTTTTCTCCTCACTAAATGGCTCGAGCTCCATAAATACGTCATGCTTCGGCGAACAGCCGCACCACACGCCGTCATCTAACGGAAAACATATGCCTGTATCTCTGGCAAAGCTGGCCGCGTCTGCGCTAGGCAAAAGCTTTTCTCCACATAAGTTGCAATAGTGTAATACCTTATATACCACCGTGATCCTTCAGTTGTCTACATTTTGTCGACATCTTGTTTCTCCTCAGGCTTTTTCTTTTTCGCTTTCTTTTATAATCTCATCTATTTTTTTGCCTACAAGCTTGCTGACGCTTGTTTCTTTCAGCAGCGCAATAAGCTTAAGCTGTCGATGTGTTTGCTTATCTAAGTATATAGTTGTTTGCTTTATGTTTTTAGCCTGCACTTTTCCTCCTAAAAGTAATGATCTTATCTTACAAATACAATGTAACACACTTATACATAGGTGTCAACATTTTAATGTTATTATGTTTTGTGGTCATCTATGTCTACTTCCTTAAAGTAATAGGTTGAGAATTTATAAACAGGAGGACATAGGTTCTTCCACTTTGCGTGCATTTCCTTGAGCCCGGCTATATTAACACGCCCTGTCCTTAATGCTTTTTTAAGTTCTTCAACTGGATCAAGATCTTTACGTCTCTTGTCATCTTGGGTTAGTTTGGGGTTTGGGTCTTTTCTACACGGTCCAACGTTTTCTTCGATATCTTCCTGATCTATTGCCTGGTCAGGATACTTATATTCTTTGCCGTGCTTCCAATAAGTAAGTCCTTCGTTAAATATTACACTTCTACCACTAGTTTTGTTACCCTTCTTTGTATTGCTATTGCTCTTAGAATTGCCTTTCATGTTTTTATATAGGTCTCTCACTGCTATCGTCACATCGCCTTTAAAGAGCTCACTTTTTTCCGTAACAGGTGTCTCTTTAGAAAACGTGATATATTCAGCCATCCTCGACCACTCTATTGACTCGCCAAGGTCTCCTGCCATGTAATAGCAAATACCATAAAAGACACTGTATGGGTTTCTAGGCATGTCCTTATAATCTTTCAGCATTCTTTTGTTAGCATAATTTATTACTTTTTCACTGAAAGGGGTGAGTCTGATTTTTCCTGCCTGCGTAAGGCGTAGATGCCTAAGACTATACTCGATTGCATTTGAAAACCTCATTATACTTCTCCCTCTGATAAGTTCCTTTTTTTAACGCCATTATACTTCCTGTTTGCTTTTACTCTTATCAGAATATAACATTATGCAATTATAATTGCAAGCTTTTTTATTTATTTTTAGTGAGGAGGGGGCGTTCCCCCCGACGAGCGTCCCTGGAGAGGTGGGGAGCATTTTTATACATAAAAAATGGAAATGCGACGCCACCCTCTCTTTGTTTTATTAAATGTATTTGTTAAAGCAAGTGGGAGAATTTACGATAATTACACATATAGAAACAATTTATTCCTCTACGAATGAGAGAATAGAGTCCTCCTTAAAGAGGCTAAGATTTCTTAACAATACAAACTTAACTTATAGCTACTTCTGTAAAACTTATAAACTTTAATTTATACAAACGCAAAATAAAGTTTTTATTTCTTTTTCGGGAAAAAAAACGTTTATATTGCTAGAACCTGTCGAAGTCTTGATGCAAGAAGTTAAAGCCACGAAGTCAAATGCAAGAAGCTTTTTAAGAGACAACCTATAAATGTTAATTACTTACTCGCTACGCTCGTAAGTATGACAGGACTTATCCAGGTGTCAAGCTTTTTTTGTAACTAGTCTATATGTATTAAAAATGCCCTATGTGTAACAACGCATACTTGACACATATATATAAGGGTGCTAGTATAGCAAAGAAGACAACTTATAACCAAAAGGAAGACCGTGACAAATATAGAAAAGGCTATTATAGGGTTTGCTGTTGTGTCCGTCTGCATAGTACTTATACAACACAAAGCTTCCATAGCTCTTATAATATTATTAATGCTTATAGGACTGCTTGCCGTTAATGGCCTTAAAATATTACTGATACTGCTGCTGCTAACAAACCCAATAGGATGGATCATATTATATGTATGGCATAGGTGTGAAAACTAAAATAACTTGGACTGTCGACAAATAGTCGACGGTTCCCTATCCCATAAGCAGCACAACCCGACAGCCAACGCATCGGTAGTGTCGTCCTTAAGACCATTGGTCTCTATACCAGGAAAGAACCGCACTACCAAGTTAGCTACCTGCTCCTTAGAAGCACCACCGGACCCAGTAACCGACTTCTTAACGTCCCTAGGGGTAAACTCCCTTAGAGTTACAGAGCGTTGCCCCGCAATCAAATACAATACCCCCCTGAGATAACTCAACTTGCCATAGGTAGACACAGACTTCCCTAAAAAAGGGACCTCTATAGCCATATCCGTTATGCCATGCTCTTCAACCTTAGAAACAAAAAAGTCATTAAAAGAAACTATGCGATCAATCAACGGCTTAGAACCAGACATACTCCAACAACCATAATCCAACAACTGAGTACGCTTACCACCCCGCTTTAAAACCCCGTACCCCGAACACCGAGTGCCCGGGTCAATAGCCAACAAAACCACAACCTTCCCCTTTAAGTAAAAAAAGTTTAAACCCAATAACCGCACCCAGAGCATATAATAAAATTAATTTAAAAAAAAAGTAAAAAAAGACTTGACACGTTTATATAAGTGTGCTATAGTATTTATGTAAGTTGAAAATGTAGTTAGTCCAATAACCAAAAGGAAGACAAAATGGAACTAAGAGAACAAATCAAAGAACTAGACAGAACAATAGAGGCACTCGTAGCCGCTAATGCACCAGACAAAGTAGTCGGCAGCCTAGAGTTAAAAAGACAAAAACTAATTAAAGCCCTAGAAAACGAAAATAGTACTAAAAAAGAAGAAGCTGCCGACACTAACGAACAAAGCAAGCTAGAGCTAGAACTAGAAAAAATAGACGAAATGCTAGCAACAACAAGCAAAGACATGAACCACTCAACAGAAAAGTTTATGGAACTCATAAAACAGCGCTTCGCTATAGTAGACAAGCTAAAGGGCGTAAAACAGGCAAAACCAAACCCAGTAATAGAAGAAAACCTTAAAAAACTAGACGAACGCGATGAGGAGTTCATCAAAAAAATGAGATTGCTTGGCAATCGACTAAACTCTACTCTCTCCGTGAAGTGTCCAGTGTGTGAAACAAAATACTGGACACTAAAAAACCAATGCGTACAGTGTTGTAGCTCTATATGCGAAGAAGAATATGAACTGCACATAGTAAGAGGAGCTGAATAATGGAAACAGAACAACAACCAAGAATATACAATCCATTTGCAGTACCACTCAGAAGTAAAAAACTGGACAAATTCATAAGTGCCCTCTCGAAAATGCAGGGCGAGTACCAGTCAGTAACAGCAAACAAAATAAACCCAGCATTTAAAAGTAAATATGCAGACCTAGATGCCATACTAGAAGAAGTGCGGCCACTAATAGCAGCAAATGGGTTCTGCCTGTCTCAAACAGAAGAATGCTGCGATGGCGCCACATACCTAAGGACGGAACTATTGCATACAAGCGAGCAGTTTAAAGCGTCTCTCGTTAAAATAGTGCCAGACAAACAAACCAACCAAGGTTATGGATCCGCATTAACCTACAAAAAACGCTACTCAGCTGCAACCATACTAGGAATAACCGTAGACAGCGACCCAACAGATGACGATGGAGAATATGGACGAAGAGCCACAGAGAGAAAAGAATACAAACCAAGCGGGACAACACCAGTGAAAACAGTAAAACATCTCTCAGAAAACGAAATAGAGTTTATAGAAAAGAACCTAGAGGGGCACGAAGACATAAAAAGAGAACTGCTTAAACTCCTTAAAGTGAAAACATTAAAAGAGTGCCCCAAAGACATGTTCGATACGATAGTTGAATTTATAGACGCAAAAATTAAAGAAAAGAGTCTTCCTTGAGGACTACTACATTCCTTCTTACGCTCAGAGGGCCCACATGGGCCCTCCTTTATTTAAACTTGATAAACACCGTTTAGCTGAAAATGAGAGCCGTTGTTATAGTTTGCGTGAGTTGTGCTAATCATAACTGAACCGGTGTGTGACGATTGCCATAAAAGTATCTCATCAACACTTACTCCAGTATCTATAGTTGCATTTACCATATTATAATTAGCATTCAAGGTAACAAGCAAAGTTGGAAGCGTGTAAAAATTAGTGCCATTAACAACAGACGCAAAAGGCAGCGTAGAAACAACCGCATTCCCAGTCGACGATCCCTTATTCGCAATATCTATATCTATAAATATCCAACAAAGATTGCCTATTTTTACGTAGTTACCAACCTGCTTATTATAGGTCATACCAACAGAGGCGCCTCCAAACGAAAGCGTGGGGGTAAATGAACCGATCTCCTGTGTAATGCCACCTGGAGCACTTAAATCTATAGAATTAGGAGCATTAGTTATAGTTACAGAAGCATCACTTGATGTAATATTAGCCCAGGCAGGCGTATTTCCGGTAGAACCTATTATTATCTCTCCATTGTTTCCCTTTGAGGCACTTAAAACACCTGTATTGTCAGACTGCACAACACCCTCACCAGGGTCATCAAGATTAACAGTAACGGAACTGCCAGCTGCTGCAGTATTTATATTAAGGCCACCTAATATACCAAGCGCACCAACGCCACTAGGCGTAGCTGTACCAACATCAGCTATAAAAGAAGAAGCTAATCCACTGTCGTCAACATTGATTATTACTGTACTACCCGCACCCACGGTAGATGCCCGTGTGCCACCCAACAAATTAAGAATATTACCAGCCGGAGATGCACTGCCAGCGTCTGCCACAAACGTTGTAGGAACAGTAGCCGCAGCCTCTAAATTAAGAGAGTTGGCACCAGGGGTAAAGACAATAGTGCCACCAGCGGAAGTCAATGAAGTCCACGCCGGATCCGCCCCAGTCGCACCAATAAGCAACTCTCCACCTTGCCCAACAGGCAACGACTTTAGGGCACCACTTGCAACACCAACAACTACCGCATGCTCAGTTGCACCTATAATCTCTGTCGGATCTGTTATATTAAGTGGCAATCCAAACGCTGCACCAGGATCTACAACATAAATTTGTGACATACTTTCTCCTATTTCTTTTTGCCGTCATAGTCCTTTTGAATGTCAGGAACCTCTTGCGTGTCAGGACTCAAGTCGACATCATATCCTGTTTTGTCTTTTATAATCTTCTCTGCTATTTCCTCAACAACGTTGTCAGACTTTTTAAATATAAACCTAGAAGCAACACCAACAACAACCGCAGCAGAAACAATAATAATACCAATCAGCTTAATCATACTACCTCCTTAACTTCTAGTTCTCTCGCGCTTCTATCCTTATAGTCCTTCTGCGAGAACACTAACTGTGCAAAGGCATCTTTATCTGTTGGAATAGATTTCACACCATTAGCAGCTAATTTTGGCTCCCATTCAGCCTTTAATCTCTTAAAGCATTGCTCATATTTATGATTAATTACGTAAAAAAGACGACGCTTTATATCATCTTCAAATGTTTCTGATTTAATGTCATTTTTTAAAACACTCTTTTGAGTTTCTGTAAGCTCAAAAAGATCTTGTCCATCGATTTGTATTATCATAATTCTTCCTTTAACAAACTAGAACACCACTAAAACCTGTGTATTGATCAGTTGCTGCGCCAAACAAGTCTACAACCTTGGCACCATTATCTATAGTACCAGTAACCGTTGCTGTATCGGATACATCCATATCTGCAATAACTGATATATTAACTTGAAAATTTGTTCCACTACTTGTTTGAGCATATGGATTTCCTGTTTTAAATTCGTACGTACGATTACTGGTAACTATCTTTATATTTCCAGCTGTATGAGAACTTGTTATACCCTGAAAGAATACGCTTGTACATAGAAGGTATCTTCCAGTAGCTGGAGCTGCGAATGTGTCTGCGGAAAAATCACTCCCCTGATCAAATATTTCTGAATTAAAATCACATGTAAACTCTGTAGAATCTCCGGTCACATTCAAGTCACCAGCAGTATTTGTCGCAAAAAAAGCTGGCTGATTAGTCATTCGAATAATTCCGTTAGCATCTACTTCAAAAGGTGCCGTTGTGAACGCAGATCCTGCTTCTATCTTAAACTTGTCTCCATCACTGTCATCTACTCCAATGATATACTTTCCTACAGTGTTTATATTAAGCTGTACAAAAGAATCTCCTGATGCTCCAGGATCGACTGTAAGGCTTCCTGATTTATTGTTTATAGAATTAATTGTTGCCATATACTTTCCCTAACAAACTAAACATCCCGATATCTGCGTATAAAGATCTGACGATCCTTCAAGATCTGCAACCTTAGTTCCGCTATATACATTAATCTGAAATGTTGCCGTATCCGAGGCGTCCATATCTGCAAGCGTAGCAAAACAAACCGATGAGTATTCATTGCTTGTCGACAACGCGTACGGATTATATGCATACGTATTATAGTGCTGCCTATTACTAGTAACAATCTTGCAAATTATCTGTGTGTGGCTCGATGTAAGTCCAATAACATTTGTATAATAGCTTAATAAGTACCGCCCGGTAGTTGGCGCTGTAAATGTACCATTCGTATTAAAATCAGAGTTTTGGTCAAATACCTCAGTCAAGGCTGTGCTGGTACCAATTGTGTACCATGCACTTGCTCCAACAACATTAGCATCAGTAGAAGCTAAGTACGCAAGGAATGCAGGTTGTAGCGGAGCAGTAATTTCTCCGTTTTCTGTAACAACATATGTATCATTTGAGCCAAGTGCTGAGCCCTGACTTATTTTGAACTTGTCCAAATCATCATCATCAACACCAATCCTAAACTCTCCGGTACCATTTATATCAAATTGGATAAATGAATCACCAGACGCTCCAGGATCTATTTCAAGATTGCTGCCACTATTGTTAATAGAATTTATTTTTGACATATTGCCCCTAACATACTAATTTTCCACAAAAATTTGTTGCGGCAGCATTTGATATCACATCGACAGTCTTTGTTGATCCGCTTACGGTTACCACTATTGTTGCAGTGTCAGATGCGTCCATATCAACGAGCGCACATATTCTTAAGCTTATATCTCCAGAGGCATCCCAAACCGAAGGATCACTAATTCCAGATATCCAGTCTCTGTTGCTCGCATCAATCTTTATTTCTGCAGACGTATGTGATCCTATATCATTAAGTTGTAACATCGCGCTAATCCAATAGCGTCCTAATATAGGTGCTGTGAAAGTTCCGTTTGTATTAAAGTCAGAATTCTGATCGAACACCTCTGTTAGTGCGTTTCCAGATCCAAGTGTAAATGCTGTTCCGTCTCCTGTTACAGACGTGTCTGACGTTCCTAAGTAAGCTAAAAATGCAGAATTAAGAGGCTGTGTAATTTCTCCAGATGACGTAATTACCAGAGTATCGTTTACTCCGAGTGCTGATCCCGCAGATATTTTAAACTTGTCAGAATCATCATCGTCAACGCCAATCCTAAACTCACCTGTTCCATTGATATCAAACTGAATAAATGAATCCCCAGAAGCTCCTGGGTCGACCGTGAGTTGACCAGTAGCATTATTTATCACATTTATTTTAGCCATAGCACCTCCTATACAACAGTTAGGTTACCTGTTGGAATTCCAACAAAATCAGTATCTGTAACAGTACACTTCAGCCTAATACAATCATACTGCGTTGTAGAAGCAAGTGATCCACCTACGCCAGTTGTTGTGCTAGAGCCAAGAATATGTATTGTTTGCCCTGCGTTCTGAGCTATTGACCACCCATTAGCAGAATTTCCCCACACTTCTATGACATCACCAACAGCCGCGGCCGCTGGAAGCGTGTAAGCAACAATGCCAGCACCACGATTAGTTGTATACTCTGTGTTTACAGCCATTGCTTGGGCTGCGCCAGTTGCGTCTACACGGTCCATAGGAGCAGCACCAGCTATCGAGCCAAGCTGCCCATTGGAGTCAATAACAACGGTGCCATCTACACCACCAGAAGGAGTAGTGTTATATATGCCAGCTATGAAGCACTTATCTTGTTGCTTATTACCAGTTCCCTGGGTGCCAAGACGAATGGTGTTGTTGTCGCCTGCGGTGCCTGTATTTGATATGCAAATATTATCACTATCATTTGTTGTAAGCGCATTTCCAGCGCCGGTTCCTATTCCAATATTATAGTCACCGCTAACAAGTGCTCCCAGTGCACCGTGCCCAACGCCAATATTATAGTCGCCAGTTGTTATCAATTGTCCAGCAACCCTTCCAACAAGCATATTGCCACTGCCAGATGTAATCGCGTTTCCTGCCTGAGTTCCAATTGCTGAGTTATAATCACCATCTACAAGATTTTGCAGCGCCTGGTATCCTAATGCTGTATTTGATATTCCAGTTGTACAATCTGTTAGCGCCTGCGATCCTATGGCCATATTGAAATTACCAGTAGTCAGCGCATCTAAGGAATCATAACCAACAGCACTATTGTTCTGACCGGTCAGAGTTCCATTTCCAGAACTTCCGCCAACAAATACGTTATTGGTACCATACGCATGAAAAAATCCAACGCTATTAAACTCTATAACGCCCTCAGTTAATGCAGCATTAGTCGTAGGAAGATTAAGATTTCCAGCTGATATTGTCGCATCTCCAGTTGTTACAGTTAGCCCGGTACCAGCTGTTACAGAACCAGGAAATTGTGGGCTAACAAGACTTAGGTCCTGGTCACACATGGTAATCGTACGAGTTGTTCCTGTTGTTATAGTAGATGCTTCAAATGCTATTTTTTTTGTATTGTCGCCATCATCCTTTACCCTAAATACATTATCAACAAACTCATTGCCCCCGCCAGCACCAGTTATGGTTACAGTAGCGCCAGCTCCAGATGTAGAAACCGTACCGGCACCAGCTATCGTAATTGTGCCGCTACTACCAGTGGCGTTTCCACTATCTGTTGCATAGGTTGTTACAACCTCATCCATATCAATGTCGCGATCGTCCATTGTAATGGTGCGAGTTGTAGATCCTGATATACTAGAACATTGAAACGCAAGCCTCTTGCTATTGTCTCCATCGTCATACACTCTAAACAGACTGTCATCAAAAGTGTTTCCACCTGGCGCAGCAGCTGTTGAGCCAAGCTGCCCAGTAGCGTCTATTATAACTGTTTCGGTTGCGCCAGCAGGGGTAACTCCATAGATACCAGCAATATTACATCTATTTTGTTGGCCAGCACCACCCCCCTGTGTTCCTAGACGAATAGCATTGTCTTCTCCGGCAAAACCATCATTTCCTATGAGAATATTGCTTGAATCTCCAATTGTAATTCCAGAGCCAGCGTTTGGCCCTATTGCTATATTGTAACTACCAGTTGTTATTAAAGGAGATGATCCAGTTCCAACTGCAACATTGTAGTCGCCTGTTGTTAGAACCTCTAAAGCCTCAATGCCTATAGCAACATTACCTATACCAGTAGTAAGATTCTCTAGCGAAGAACCACCAATTGCAGTATTATCGTCGCCAGCCGTAAGACTAGAAAGCGTCAATACGCCAATACCGGTATTGTTTCCGCCTGTGTTTATTCCATTCCCACTGTCTGGCCCTATGAACAGATTGTCAACACCATAAGCATGAAAATATGAGGTCGCACCAACTTTTATAACGCCCTCAGTAAGAGCCGCATTTGTCGTTGGAAGATCAAGATTGCCAGCCAAAATGTCAACATCGCCAGCCGTTGCAACTAGCCCAGTTGCAGCAGTTACGAGCCCAGGAAAAGAGGGATTTGTAAGATCAAGGTCTTGATCACACATTGTTATAGTACGCGTATTGAATGTTGTTATTTGATCAGCCTGAAAGGCAATCTCTTTTGTATTATCTATATTGTCGTAAACTCTAAATAAATCATCTTGAAAGTCCGTCTGATCAGCTGCGTCAATAGTTATTGAGCCTGCCCCGTTTGTAATATTAATATTTGTTCCAGCAGTAATTGTTGCAATAACAGGGTTTACACCTGTAGAACCTATAGGAATCTCTCCATCATTTGCAGCCGCAAGCGATGTAAGAGCACCTGTAGCAGCACCAACAAGCAACGCATACTGTGTTGCACCTGTAAGCTCAGTTGGGTCTGTAACATCAAGCGGCAAGCCAAGTGCAGTAGCCGGAGATACTATTATTTGCGACATAACATAACCCCTATATTAAGAGACAAAATTATACATTGAAGAAAGAATAACGGAGCCACTTGTAGCAGCAGCACCGGCAAGCTGCTTAACATAAAACGTTGTGCCTTTCGGCAACTTTATACCGTTTGTCGCACAATCAAGAACAACCGCACCGCCAGCCGCTACTGGAAAATGATCGTCAATTCCATCTGTGCTAATCCACACGTCAATGTCTGTGAAATTGTTAACCATAAAATAACGTGGAGCATTTGTTAACGTTCCGATAGCAGCGTAAGCCGCCCCTATGCCACCAAATGCAAGCTGTTTTGCGTCTTCAAATCTTCCTGTTTCAGGATTTATTGTAATATATCCGCTCATTACTTAGCCCCTTTCTTTTTAGCACGCTTCCCAACAGATCCACGCTTTGCAGCTTTTGAAGCCTCGCTTAGCGCAATAGCAATTGCCTGCTTGCGGCTTTTAACTTTTTTCTTACTTTTACCAATATTAAGATCTCCAGCTTTAGCCTCTTTAAGAACAACATCCATTTTCTTTTTAAATATTTTCTTCTTCTTTCCTTGTTTAGGAACTTTTATTTTTTTTGCCATGACAAACCTTTACAGTAAAATAACTAGTTACATGTATCAGGCTATAACAATAAATTTTTAAGAAGAATATATAAAAATACCCCCACAGCATTTCAACTGCAGGGGCAATCCTGAAAAAGCCAAATCTTTTATGCAGCTATAATCCAGAACGTAAGAATAATATTACCATTCACAGCTGCTGCACCATCGTTGGTACATTGTACGGTGAATGAACCTGCAGCCGGCTTAATTCTATTTACCGTAAGCTGTGCATCATTGCTACCAAGTGTAGACACACTTGCCAATATAGCTGAACCAGTTGTGCAAACACTGTTTGTTACTGTAAGCGTTATACTTGCAGCTGCTGCAGTTGTTTGGCCTGTGTATGTAGCTACACCAACGTTTGCATTAATGGTTACAGACGTTCCAGCATTTGTTGCTGTTGATGGTGTCATCGTAACAATACCAGCAGCAGAGATATCTACACCGCCTGTTCCAGCCTGCACAGTTGTTGAACTTGTTGTGTTGGTTGAGCCTAAAGTTAGATCTCTAGCCGCAGCTCCGGTACAAATATTAACAGCTTGTGCGTCGGCATCTGATCCTACATTCAGCGCACCACCTGTTGAGTTTATAGAAACAGCACCTGTAGCGTCAACGTCCACTGTTCCAGTTGAAGTAATTGAGGTATTTCCTGATCCACTCTGCACAACTGTTGCTGACGCACCTGTAGTTGAACCCAAGGTACAAGTCTTAGCTGCTGCGTCTGCCCCGAGCGAAACTGCGCCTGTTCCAGTAGCAACTGTAAACGCGCCATTTCCGCCAGTTACAGTCATTCCGCCTGTACCATAATCAACATCTATTCCACCTGCAGCATCTGAAGCGTCTATTATGATAGAGTTAGCTGCTGCAAGTCCAGCATCAAGCGTAATACCACCAACATCAGATATCAAACCTACTGATGCAACGCCAGTTCCTTGGTCAGAGTGCAATCTCAAAGTTTCACTTGTTCCACCGTTTGTATGGAGGTAAATTGCGTCCGCAGCATCCTCTGTTGCTGTTACAGTTACTGAGCCACCTGTTGCATCTAATGCAAACCCATTCGTGCCACAGTCTACATCTATTCCGCCTGCAGCATTTGAGGCATTAATATTTATAGCATCAGCTGAGGCCAGGCCAGAAGAAATTGTTACACCACCAACATCAGAAGCAACTTCCACAGAAGCAACACCGGTTCCTTGGTCAGAGTGAATTTTAACGGTTTCCGAAACTCCGCCATTTGCGTGTAGGTAAATAGCATTCGCCGCATCTTCAGTTGCGCTCACTGTTACAGAACCACCAGTTGCCAATACATCTATGCCATTTGTTCCTGCATCAATATCAATTCCACCCGCAGCATCTGAAGCAACTATATTTATCGCATCTGCTGAAGCTAAGCCTGAGTCCATGGTAATTCCACCAACATCTGACTCTAGTCCAATAGAAGCAACACCAGTCCCTTGATCTGCATGCAATCTAATTGTTTCTGATGTTCCACCATTTGCATGTAGATAGATAGCATCTGCGGCATCTTCTGTAGCTGTTATAGCTGTTGAGCCAAGAGTTGAATTGAGTGCTATTCCACCAGATCCAGACTGAATAGTTGTTGTCGAAGTTGTATTTGTACTTCCTGCAGTAAGCGTTCTATTCGCAGCTCCCGTAGAAATGTTAACAGCCTGTGCATCAGCGTCATTTCCAACGTTCAAAGCGCCACCGGTTGAATTAACAGAAACAGCGCCAGTTGAATCTATATCAATAGTTCCATCTGATGCGGTTGTTATATTTCCTGAGCCAGCATTTAAAACCAACCCTGCCGTTCCGCCAGTTGCCCCAATTGTTGTAGTTCTATTACCAGCAGTAGAAATATTCACATTTTGATTTACTGCATCATTTGCTATAGAAATTACGCCTCCAGAAGAATTTAATTCTAATACTCCTGCTGCGTCAGCCAATATAGCATCAGTAGATGTTATTGTTACATCTCCTGTTCCAGACTGAATAACCGTCGAAGCCGTTG